TATCGCCGGGTACCTGTATCGCGACGGCCAGAAGGAGACCTTCTTCAAGCCGGACGAAGTGATCTGGATTCGGGGCGTGATGGATCCGGCGGATGAGTTCAAGTGTCTGTCCCCGATCGAAGCGGCCAGGCTGTCGATTGAGTCCGGGCTCGACGCGATGGAGTCGAATCGAAACATCTTCCGGAACGGACTCAACCCGGGCGGCATCCTGTACCCGGCCGACTCGGGGATCTCGCTAACGCGGGACCAGCGGCTCTCTATCGAGGAGCAAGTGAATCTCCGGATGCGGGGGAAGGACAAGGCGCACCGGATCGCGGTCTTCTCGCATCCGATGAAGTTAGAGACCCCGGCCCTCAGTCCGGCGGATGCCGAGTTCATGCAGCTTCTGAACTGGACCCTCGGGGACGTGGCCCGGGTGTACAAGGTCCCGCCGACGAAGCTACAGGACTTCTCTCGGGCGACTTACTCAAACGTCGAACAGGCCGATAAGGCGTTCTTCACCGATTGCATCATCCCAGAGGCCAGGCGTATCGCGGCGGAACTGAACGAGCAGCTCCTCCCGATGTTCGGACCGGACCTCGAACTTGTCTTCGACTTCTCGAAGATCCCGGCGCTCCAGGAAGACCAAACCGAGATCACGGCCCAAATGGTGCAGCTTGCGAGTCTCGGGGTTCCCCTGAACAGGCTCCTTGAGGTGTACCGCCCGGACCTCCTGCCCGAGGGCGGACAGGGGTACCCGTGGGGCGATGTCCCGATGCTGGCCCCTGGCCTTCCGGCCGTGGCCTCGGCACCGGTCCCACAGGTCGAGGCAGGACCGGAACAGGCGGCCCGATTCCTGCGGGTCCTTGAGGGAAAAGCCTAAAGCCCCGGGGGCGGGTCGCCATCCTCGGGGGGCTGGATAAGGTCCCGGCCTACGGGTCGATCTTGCATCGTGCGGCGATGCGGGCTCGGGACCGCAGGATTGCTCCCGAGGAACGTGCGATGTACAACGCGGTCCGGCGCGTCCAAGAAGAACTAACCCGGTCTTACGAGCGGCGCATCCGACGGTCGATGAAGGCAGGCCCGGGGGAACTCGACCTCAACGACGACGAGGGCAACATCGACCGGATCGCGACCGAATACATGACCGTCACGCCCATCATCTCTCGGACCTTCCGGAACGCGGGCCAGACCGGCATCAAGAAGGCCCGGGTCGGAATCGCGTTTGACCAGAATGCCCCCGAGGCTGAAGCGTGGCTCGCGAAGAGGACGCAACGGTTCGTCCGGCAGGTTTCCGAGACCGCGTGGGCCAATCTCAAGGGCAAGCTAACGCAGGCGATGAATCAGGGCACGAGCGTCGACAACCTCGTCCAGATTGTCCGGGATCTTCCGGACTTCGCCCCGGGCCGTGCCGAGATGATTGCCCGCACCGAGGTCATCGGAGCGTACAACGGCGGGCTAGAGGAAGGGTTCCGGCAGTCGGGTAACGTTGTGGCGAAGGTCTGGCTCGCGACCCTCGACGACCGGACCCGGGAAACGCACCTCGAACTCCACGAGACCGAGGTCCCGATCGGGTCGGACTTCGTGTCGTCGAGCGGGGCGAAGGGTCCGGCCCCGGGGCAGATGGGCGAGGCTGGCGAGGATATCAACTGCCGGTGTTCCCTTGAGGCGATCGTCGGGGTCGCGGAACCGGACATCGTCGAGATCCCCGCGGGCGGGGAGGTGCTAGCATAATGCCGACGGACTTCCCGAAGCGTGGCGACGATAAGCGGGTCTCTCTTCAGTCGTCCGAATACCCGCTCTTTCCGCTGGCAGAAGCCCAGGCCCTCAAGGACGAGTGGCCGGACATCTGGGATGCAGGCGGCAACATCCTCGGCGATAAGCAGTTTAACCGACTGGCCCCGATGGCTCGGGATCGTCGAGCCCCGGAAACCCCGACCGAGGAGGAGGCCGTGCGGCTTCGCGAGGCCTGGGCGGCCCGGCATCTCGGGGACTTTCGGCTTGCGGGGGTTATTGCCCAGATTAAATGGCTTGTCGTAGGCTCAAGAGGTCTGGACCATATGAGGCAGATTGTGAATAGCGAGAAAGAGCGGCTCCGCGGAAAGTCGATCATGGATGCGCCCCTCGTCATGAAGGACGGGAAGGCATCGTTCGTGATGACCTCGGATGCCCTCGACCGGCAAGGCGAGGTCGTCGAGACCGAGGGATGGGACTTCGGGAACTTCATGAAGAATCCCGTCATCCTCGATTCGCACCGGTACGAGAGCATTGACGACATCGTCGGAAAGGCCGTGGGCGAGCCCCGGCGGGTGGGTTCCGGGTGGCAGGTGGACCTAGAGTTCGCGCCAACGGAACGGGGCAAGACGGCACAGGCCCTCGTAGAGGCCGGGATGCTGAACGCGGTATCGGTCGGTTTCAGGTCAACGCAAAGGCGCAAGGTCGACGGGGCCATGCACCACGTCCAAAAGGAGCTCCTCGAAGTGTCTCTCGTCAGCATCCCCGCGAACCCCGAAGCCTTGCGCGTGAAGGCCGCGGCACCGTATGCGGATCTTCCCCTCGCATCCGAGGCTATGTCGTGGGACGGCCCCGGGGCTCGGCAGCGCGTCCAGGCGTTCTGCGGTGCCAAGGGCGCGGACTTCTCGGAAATGGACTGGGCAAAGTACGCGAAGGCGTTTCTCTGGGTCGACCCGCAGAACAAGGAAGCCGACCAGGGCTATAAGCTCATCTTCGCCGATGTCGTCGACGGCGAACTCAAGGCCGTCCCCCGCGGGCTTATGACCTGCGCGGCAGTCCTCGCGGGCGCTCGTGGCGGCGTCGACATCCCGGCCGCAGACCGGGCGGGCGTCGTGTCCGTCCTGTCAAAGTATTACGACAAGATGGACCGGGAAGTCCCGGAAGGAGCTAAGGCGATGGAAGAAGAAGGCATGCCTAAGCCGATGGGCCGGAAGTCCCACGAGCAGATGATGGCCCTCCGGGACAATCTGATCGAGGCCGTCGCGATTCTTGACGCGATGATGAGCGAGATGGACGGCGAAGAGCCGATGGGCGAAGAACCGATGGCCCCCGAGGCCCCGGTCGAGGAAGCGGCGAAGGACGGGGGGGCTGGACAAGATACAGCTACCACCGAAACACTGGTAGAAGCACTCAACGCGGCATTGTCCGCAATCGGAGGTATTTGAGACGATGAGCGACGTCGAAAAGCTCCTCGGCGACCTCGTCGCCAAGGTCAACGCACAGGGCCAGACCCTCGAAGGCCGCATGGCCGAGATCGAGGCGGGCGTGAAGGCTTCCGGCCTGAGCCGCAAGATGGCTTTCGGTGGCGATGCCAACACCACCGGTTCCAAGTTCTCGGGCCTGACCTCGGCCGATGTCCAGTTGCTCCACGACATCGTCAAGAGCAACGCCCGGAACACCGGCGTCGGTCCTTCCGAGGAACTGACGAACGCCTACAATCACGTCTCGAACCACTACATCGGTTCGACGGCAAAGGGCCTGGACGCGGTACCCTTCCGCAAGGCAACCCAGAATGAGGGCGCATCGGGCTACGGTCAGCAGCTCATCGGCGTCCAGTATGTCGGCGAGCTCTGGGATGCCGCTCGTCAGCAGTCGAAGGTCTTCGGCCTGATCGACACCTTCCAGATGCTGGCCCCTTCGGCTTATCTGCCCGTCGTGGCGGACCTGCCGGAGCCCGTGCTCAGCAGCGAGAACACCACCGAGAACACCTTCCTCAGCGGCACCGGCCGGGTTGGCAGCAATCGGGTTTCCGTGACCGCTCAGAAGATGCTCATTAACCAGATCTGGACGTATGAGATGGAAGAGGACGCGATCATCCCGTTCCTGCCCTTCATCCGTCAGCAGGTCGCGGCCTCGCTCGCGTTCTACAGTGACTCCGTCATCCTGAACGGCGACACGACGAACGCCGCCACCGGCAACATCAACCTCGTGGACGCCGACCCGGCCGATACGAAGTTCTACCTCGCCTTCGACGGCATCCGGAAGGTTGGTCTCGTGGACAACACCGGAAACAGCCTGAGCGCCGCCGGTGCCCCTGCCCTGAGCCAGCTTGCCGCGCTCAAGGGCCTCATGGTTGACCGGACCTATCAGATCGACTGGGGGCACCCGACCTCGAACGACGATTTGATCTTCGTCGCCGATCCCCAGACCTGCGACCTGATCGCCCAGTTCGATCAGACCGTCACGCTGGACAAGTTCGGCCCCGGAGCCGGAGTCCTGAACGGTCAGGTCGGCCGGGTTCTCGGTTCGCCGCTGATCTCGACGCTCGCTATTGGCCTGACCAACAGCGCCGGCAAGATCTCGAACACCGGTGCGAACAACACCAAGGGTCAGCTCGTCGCGTTCAACCGTAATGCGTTCAAGGTCGGCATCCGCAAGGACATCACCCTCGAACTGGAGCGGATGCCCGGTATGCAGCAGTCCCGCCTGGTCGCCTCGTTCCGTCTCGGCTTCGGTCGGTACGCCCCGAGCGGCTCGGTCAGCAGCATCGAAGGCGCGGCCGTCCTCTACAACATCACGGTTTAGTAGGGGGCCTGAGCAATCATGCAGCACCAGTTTGAGGGAATCGCGGCACGCGGTCAGATCCTCCCGTTCGTCTTCGTGCAGGACAACCTGGCCGCAAGCCAGACCGATGTCGCTCTCAACATTCAGGAGGTCGCCTCCGCGGCGGCTCTCCTGATTACGGGACTGTCGATGCCTTGGTCCGGTTCGAT